CCCATCAACGTGACATTTTCTTCACGCGTGATCATTGAGGTTCTATACTGCGAAATTGTAACGCAGAAGACCTGGGCAAGATATCCCCAATTTGCATAACGCTGTACCGTTGATACGGGATTTTCAGCAAAGGGATCGTTATGCAATCTGTGCAACACAGCCACCAACAGATTTTTCTCATTGTTGGCTGGTTGGTGTAAGAGTCTATGGGTGATTAGGACCGGATAGGTGCAATTAAGCCCACCGTCCTCAAGCAGTTGGAATGCTTCTTCAATTCCAACTCTCAAACCATCCACCTTCACACTGATCTCTCCTCTAAAGTGTTCAGGAACTTCGGTGATCTTAGAAGTATAACTAGGGAGTGCCGTTCCTGTGGGGATAGAACACACAACTGAGCCCACATGATCTATGAGCTCACCGTTCGTATACGCTTCTTCGAAAACACGAAATCTAGATTCATCAAATTGCGTCGAGGTGTTCACAGCAAAGTGAACAGCCGCAGCGACGCAACGACCCGGAACACTTAGTCTCAGAGTGTTCAACAAAAGATGCAGGCCAATCTTTTGCAGGGGGATTTTTCCTGTTCTGTGCCACGAGCGCGCAACTTCGTAGGCACCTACCAAAACGCCGGATGTTGGTATTGCATAATCCAACACCTCTTCAAGTACAAAGGACGTTTTGGGATGAGATGGAATGACAGATCCATGTTCGATGAATTTCCGACCAGCGAGGTCAAAGGCAATCTTGGTGGCGCCAAGCACAGAACCAAGCACCCCGATCGTCTTCTTGCTAGGGTGTAGAATCGCAATCGTGCCTGCCACTCCCGTGGCTACTGCTCCAACTGCGACAACACTTGCTTTTGCAAAGAAGATCTTCGCCGTTTCTTCATCTCTCAAAGAACATGTCGCCTGTCTAGCGACGGTGAGCAAATCCTCACTTCTTTGATGCGCTCGTCTCATGTTATGCAATTTCTCACTATTCTCCTCTCTACCGTAATAAAGCAAGGCATCGCAAGTACCATCAACGAGTTCAGCATAGAAATATGGAAATCTCTCTCTTAACGCGACCATTTCCTTATCTTTCGACATGGATGTATTGGTCGCATTTTGAGCAGCATCTCCTGCCATTCCTGAGGCTAGGCGACGACGGAACATCGCCCCATGGGCCAAGACGGTTGGGAAGTGGGCGAGTACATTGGTAGTGCGTTCCTTTGCCCGAACTGGCACTCCAAGGATCTTGCTAATCTTAACCTCCCGGATTGGCAAATGAACAACTTTTGCCTTGAAATCCGGTGCAATACTAGCGACCTCCTGCACTCCCTCTCCAACATACGAAAGGCGAACCACATGATAAGGTCCAATCTGCGTCACGGGTGAAATGTCAATCCCGTAAACGTGTCGTTGGTCCAACCAAGTAGGCTCTGGGTGTGGTGGATACTCTTCTGTGAAAGCATCCGGACTGGAATGAACCAATCCGTCACGCTTATAGAAAACTTGCTCCGCCTGACAACCTTCGAAATCGTCAGCACCTGCCTGTCCTCTAAACTTTCTTCCAATCCAATATCCGCTTTTCTTCTTCGTTTTCAAAAGCATCTCTTTCGCGAAATCTGGACTGAACATCTGTTCGCAGGAATCACCACACTGATAAATGTCCACAAACAACGCCACATCGAAATCTGACTCGACGGGCATCGGTTCTCGGACAAATATACCTCTCGCACTGTCACCGGCGATTTTGTCGTCTGGCGCCGCAATTATTTCCATCTCAAACTTTTCGTTACTCTTGCCTCCCCCTTTCACCGGAAGCACGAAATTCGAAGCTTTGGGATTAAACTCTTGCGTTCTCTTTGCACCATAGACATCCAAAACCTTCAATCTATTCCCGTTTTCAGCCTCCAAAGCTGCCCTTCTCAGAACTTCACTTGTTGCAGCAGCTCGGCAAATTGCCGAAACGGGATGATTGTTTGCCAGTTTCTTGACCTTCTTTACCTTTATTCCGTGGGCAACCGCCCATTGATAGGCGGGCTCTTGGCACTCAGGCACAAGGATCGAACGCGCTCCGAGCCAGCCAGCCAAATTGGCCACCGACTGTTTAGGTTCGTTCTCTTGCTTGTCATGTTTTTCCCGGACATGATCCGTTTCCCGCTTCGGAGTTGATCCTTTGCGGTCAGCACCCCCTTTCCGTGAGGGCGGACTGGAACACTTCTTTCGCATTCCACTTACGGAGACAGTCTTCGCCTGGGGAGCCTTGCTTCGAACGATCGGACACTCAACCTCCCCGATCAAGATCGGTGGAGGGACGTCGAAGAGCGATTCAACTTCGCGCTTCACACTGACACCACGGCGCTTGGTGCGCTTACGCAAGTTCTTGCGTTGGGTCTTCGTCATCGTTTTCGTAACAGGTTCCATGTTGACAGTTTCC